CAGATCCACAAGCTTTACAAAGAGCAAGACCTGCTAGAACAGAATTTAGTACACAAGATTTTTTACCTTTAAATCCTTTTACGACTGCATCTAACACAACTTTAACAGTTTCGTTTCCCTCTGGTGCATTACAAGTTGATGATGTTTTAAGATTTACAGATGTTAAAGAAGGTGTTGGTGGAGTATCGATTGCAAAACTTCAATTACAAACAACTTTAAATGGTGATATTACTGATAGTGCTACTACCATAACTTTGACTGATGGATCTAATTTTCCTACGTCTGGATTTATTATGATTACAAAAATTAATAGTGTCTCAGGTTTATATGAAAATGAAGTTATTGAATATACTGGTAGATCAAGCAATAATTTAACTGGATGTGTAAGAGGAAAATCTGCTCCTTATAGAGGAATTACTCCTCCTTCATCAACAGCAGGATCACATGATTCAGGGGCTACTGTATTTGGGTCGTTTAAGGTTGCTTCTTTAATCGGAACAAGCTATGTTAACGATGCTAACACAACAGTTACAAATTATAATAGTTTTACATTAACATTACCAAGTGCTGCTAGTGGTAGTGCAACAGGTGGAGGATTTAATTGTGTAATTAGTCCTCTTAATATAGAGAGTTTATAATGTCAGGATTAAGTGCATCAGGATTAAGAACACAGATTAGAAGCTACACTGAGGTAGATGATGGTGTATTAACTGATGCTGTTTTAGAAAATATTATTTTAAATGCCCAACAAAGAATATTTATGGATCTACCAATGGATTCTGATCGGCATGTTCAAGAAGGCACACTAGCTGCAAATGATAATACAATCAATGCTCCGGCAGGCTGTATGTTTATTAGAGGAATAGAAGTATTTAATTCAACAGCTAATACAGAGGGCAATGGTACTTGGCTAGAAAAAAAAGATCAAACATATTTGTCAGAATTTGTAGATAGAAAATTTGGACCAGAAGGCACTATTCAAGCACCTACAGATACTACCAATTCAGTTACAGGTTTTCCTAAATATTATGCTATGTTTGGTGGTGCTACAGGTCTATCTGATACTACTTCAGGAGGAATGTATCTAGCTCCAACACCTGATGCAAATTATAAATTTAGGGTATATTACAATAAAATACCGGTGTTATTAGAGGGTAGTAACACAAACTATATTAGTTTAAATTTTCCACAAGGTCTTCTGTATTGTTGTTTGGCTGAGACTTATGCGTTCTTAAAAGGCCCAACGGATATGTTGACATTGTACGAACAAAAGTATAAAAATGCTATACAACAATTTGCAGGAATGCAACTTGGAAGACGAAGACGAGACGATTATACTGATGGAACAGTCAGAATACCAGTTAAGTCACCGTCTCCATAATGAGGAGAAAATTTTATGGCTAATACATCGGCAATTTGTAACAGTTTTAAAACTGAAATTTTAAAAGCAGTTCACAACTTTACTGCTTCAACAGGTAATACTTTTAAAATAGCTTTATTCACAAGTTCAGCAACATTAGGAGCAGGTACAACTGCTTATGCTGCAACGGGAATGAATGAAATGAGTGGAACAGGTTATACTGCTGGCGGAAAAGCTTTAACAAGTGTAACTCCTAGTTTAGATTCTACAACAGCTTGTTGTGACTTTGATGATATTTCATGGACGTCTGCAACTTTTACAGCTAACGCATGTTTAATTTATAATGATTCAGCCTCTGGTGATCCTGCAGTTTGTGCAGTAGCATTTGGAGGAGATAAATCTGTTTCTTCTGGAACTTTTACAATTCAATTCCCAGCTAAAGCAGCAACCACAGCTATAGTAAGAATAGCATAAGGAGGAATTCCTTATGTCAAACGCCTGGGGACAAAATTCTTGGGGTTATAATGAATGGGGCGATCAAGACTCTGTTGACATAACTCTTTCTGGTTTACAATCAACATCAGCAATTGGTTCAGTTATTGCTTACAATGCTGAAGGATGGGGAAGACAACAATGGGGCAACTCAGGATGGGGAGTTGATTACTCTATTTCTTTAACAGGACAATCAGCAACTTCTTCAATTGGCAGCGTAACTGCATTTGATACTCAAACAGTTTCTTTAACAGGACAATTAGCAACCTCTTCAATTGGTTCACTTACTTTCGATATAACATCAATTGTAATTCCAACAGGTCAACAAGCACAATCAGAACTTGGAGATTTTGATAACGCAGGTACATTAGTTGGTTGGGGTAGAAATGGTTGGGGTGAAGAACCTTATGGTGATTCCTTTAATAAATTAGTACAACCAGCTGGACTAAGTGCAACTTCTTCCGTAGGCACAGTTACAGTAGCGGATGTTATAGGTATAACAGGTCAAGAAGCAACTTCTGCAATTGGCTCACCTACTTTAGACATAACATCAGTTGAAGCTTTAACAGCTCCATCATCACTTACGGCTAGTGTAGGAGCTATCTCTCCTACTCAAACGGTAGTCGGACTAACAGGACAAGAGGCAACCTCGAGTGTTGGTGGAATAATTCTAGATGCCATTGAAATAGGATTAACAGGTCAAGAAGCAACTTCTTCTATAGGATCAGTAACAACAGCAGATTCTGTAGGATTGACAGGTCAATCAGCTACATCTTCTGTAGGTTCTGTGGTTCTTGAAATAGGGGTTCCGTTAACAGGTCTATCAGCTACCTCTTCAGTGGGTGCAATAACACCTGAAGACGTAGTAGGATTAACAGGTCAAGAGGCCACATCTGCTGTTGGAAATGTTGCTCCTTTAGGATATGGAGATGTTGATATTACTGGAAATACAAGTTATACTAATGTAACTAAAAACAATAGCGCAAGTTATTCAGATGTTGACGTAAGTGGAAATACGTCGTATACAGATGTAACTCACGCAGCTTAGGAGAAAAATTTATGGCATCAAGTTACACAAATTTAGGTGTAGAGTTAATGGCAACCGGAGAAAACGCCGGTACATGGGGTACAAAGACTAACACCAACTTAAATATTATAGAACAAATATCAGGTGGTTATGCTGCGCAAGCGTTAACTGATGGTGGAACTTTAACTTTAAGTAAAACTGATGGTGGAACAGGTGCAACTGTTGCAACAAGAGTTTGGAAATTAACAGGAGCCTTAACTGGTTCTTCAGTAGTAACTGTACCAGACAGTTTAGAAAACTGGTATATTGCACATAACGCTTCTACAGGAGCTCAAACAGTTCAATTAAAAACAGCTACTGGAACAGGTACAACTTGGGCTACAACTGATAAAGGTCATAAAATAGTTTATTCAGATGGAACAAATGTTGTTGATCCATTTGCTGATTTTTCTGAAATTACACTAAGTAACCAAAACTCATTAAAATTTGCTGATGCTGATAATTCTCATTATGTAGCATTTAAAGCCCCAGCTACTGTAGCAAGTTCATTAGCTTGGACTCTTCCAAATGCTGATGCAACAGCTTCTGGACAGGCTTTAGTCTCAGATTCTGCAGGAAATTTATCTTGGGCAGCAGCAGGAATAACAACAGGAAAAGCTATTGCAATGGCAATGATTTTCGGGTAAAAAACAGAAGGAATAAATTATGGCAAATCCAAATATAGTATCAGTTGCAACAATCGAAGGTGGTAACCTTGGTTTTAATTTAACAGCCACAACTACTACAAGTTTAGTTACTGTTTCAAGTAACTACATAATGAAAATTAATAGAATTGTTTGTGCAAACGTTGATGGCACAAACGCAGCAGACGTAACTTTATCTGTTACTAAAGCTAACTACACACCAACGGGTATTACAAACTTTGACGTATCGGGAACTTTCTTTTTAGCAAAAACAATTTCAGTTCCTGCTGATGCATCACTTGTTATTTCAGACACACCTATCTATTTGTTAGAAGGAGAAATATTAAAAGGTGGAGCAAGCGTCGCTTCTGACTTAGATTTATTCATATCATATGAAGTCCTAATAGACTAGGAGGTTTAATTATGGCGCAAGGAAATGGCGGAGTAATTGGACCTACACAAGTAATCACACCAGCACAAAATCAATGTGCTGTTACGCACACAAAAACATCATCAGGTACAATTACTACTGCAGCTTTAACAACTTCAGTAAATGTTTTAGTTATAGGTGGTGGCGGTGGTGGAGCTAGAGATAGAGGTGGTGGAGGTGCAGCTGGTGGTTATAGATTTTGTTGTTCAGTTTCAGTTTGTGGATCTTCTCCATACGCAGTTGTAATTGGTGGTGGAGGCGCAGCCGGTAATCCGGGAGCTAATACTGGAGCTAAAGGATGTAATTCAAGTTTTGCACCAGGAACACCAATAGAAATAACATCAACCGGTGGTGGCGGTGGAGGAACTGGAGGTGGAAGTAATACTGGAGCTGCGCTTGATGGTGGATCTGGTGGTGGAGGTGGTGGTATTGGACCAGGACAACCTGCTACACCAGGTGGATGTGGAAACACACCACCAACAAGTCCTCCTCAAGGAAATGATGGTGGAGATGGAAATGGAACAGAATCAGGCCCTGTATCAAGGGGCGGTGGTGGCGGTGGAGGTGCAGGTGGCGCAGGCACTACTGCAACTACATCACAAGTAGGAAATGGTGGAAATGCGTCTAATGCTTGGCCTGGAGATTGTACAGCAAGAGCCGGTGGTGGTGGCGGCGGTGGACAAAGTTCAGCTTCATCAGCTGGAGGTGGTGGCGGTGCTGCTGGAACTACTGGACCAACTAATGCAAGTGGTGGAACTGCAAATACTGGCGGTGGCGGTGGTGGTTCAGGAGATGGTACTGCTGGATCTGGTGGATCAGGTGTTGTTATTGTAAAAGAGCCAGCAATAAGTAATCCTAAAAGTGCACCAGGTGTTTGGCAAATGAACACAGTATATGAATTTGTAAAAAATGG